TTTTTTTATTGCTCTTGTTCATAAGATTCTTCGACTGCAGCTAGAACATCTTTTAAAAAGTTCCCTGAAACATGGTCAATTTTTTTCCATTTTCTAGCACTTAGATCAAGCGTTGTTTCTTGTTGAACTTCAGCAACTCCATAAACTTTTAATCCTTTAGGCAAAGGGATATGTAAAGGAAACTTATTGTCTGTTGTACTAATAGGCACAACTTTAACTAATGATCGTGTAAGTCTAGTAAAATCATGATTAGATACAACTAAAGCTGGACGGTTTCCTTTTTGTTCGTGCCCTAAACTAGGATCAAACCCAATGATAATAATATCACCTTGGTTAATATCTATCGCCAATATATTCACCTCCTTTCTATTAGTGATATTTTTACCATTTAATTTCTTTTCCTACTGGTTCTCCCCAGTCAGCTTCTTTTGATTGACCAGGATGTTCTCTTTCCCACTTTTCCCAGTATGCTTCGTAATCAAATCCTTCAAAGCGTTGGGCTAATTTACTTTCTTTTTTCTTTTTTAAAATCAATTCTTTATCTTTTATTTCAACCTCAAAGGTTGCTTTTTCAGAAGTAATTCCAAGATCTTTTAATATAGCCTTAGAAAGCCTTATCCCTTGTGAATTACCCCATTTCTGTAATACGATTTCCATGCGACACGCTCCTTTTAAATACTATATCCTCTCTATATTTGTAAGTATATACCATCGTATATACATTTACAACAAAAAAAGCCACTCCAGAGAATTAACTCCAGAGTGGCTTTTCCTATGTATTCAATTATTTAAAAGTTCCCCATGCCTCATTACCAGCACGACATACTAAGTATCCGTATCCATTTGATCGAGGTTGTCTAATCCAGACATATCCATCGTGTCGGCTATAAGCATCATACTTAACTTCTGTACCTGCTGGGAGTTGAGCAATAATTTTAGATGAAGTTCTAGCTCCATATCTAAGATTGATTGCTCCGCTCGTTACGAAAGTGCCCTTTTCAGAGTACCAAACATCCCCGAGATCATCAGTCCATTTCTTAACTTCTGGACGTAGTTTTGTTTCTGCAATTACTGGTTGTGATACAGGTCTTCCATCAACATTAGGCTTAGCTAACTTTTGCCAACCTTCACGGGTCGTGTTAACCACGTTGCGATCCATATCACCACCCGTAAACTGCCAGATGGTATAAGTTGGCCAAGGCGCAACACTAAAGCTTGCAGTCGGTAAAGTCCAACTGTTCCAATTCATAGTAGCGTACCAAGCTACCCATAGACCACAATCTTTCGCACAATTTCCAACTTCAGAAAGTGAAGCTTGACCAGTATATATAAGAGGCCAAACACCAGATAATTCGTGGTACTTATCAACAAACTCTCTACACCAATTTGAGTCTTTACCGAATTTAGGATTTTGATAATCTTCCCAATCTAAGGCGGGAACTGCTTCGCCAATGTAATTCTTGGTATTTTTATAGAAATAATTAGCTTCAACAGCAGGATCGCCACCACCAGCATAGTGATATACCCCAAGCATTTTTCCAGCTTTCTTAGCAGCCTGATAATCGGTATCACAGTATGGGTTTACATAGTAAGTTCCTTGAGTAGCTTTTACCATAGTGATATCAGTACCACTTTGAGTTGCAAAACTTCTAGGGCTTCCACTATATACATCAACCATTTTAAGCATTATTTTTTTCCTCCTTTTTTGTTTCTGTCTTTTCAACTGGCTTATACTGAGCAGTTACTGTTTGAATACTTTCAACAGCATTCTTAGCCTGTTTCATAGTAGTAATCAACTTCTCAATCTCACCTTTGATGTACGCTGTCGAAGGGTGCGGTAAGTGTGCCATGTCTAAGATAGCAGTTAAGTAATTAAAGGCACTTACCAGCTTTTCTTGGCCTGATCCACCTTCTTTGTCAGTTTGAAAAACAATTGCTCCTGCAGATCTAGCAATCATTTGCTCAGCCTTAGCTAATGCGTCTCCTTGCAGTGCTTTCTTATCAATTTCAATTTTGTGCTTTGAATAAAAATAAAAGATTATTGTCACAACTACCGATAGAGCAACAATAACCAAGTCTGTAATTTGTCCTAAACTCATTTTCTATCCTCTTTTTCTTTAAAATCATCTATCTTGTTTTCTAACCGTTTAACCTTCTTGCGCAACTTGTCATTTTCTGCATCAATTTCATCAAAAGCTTTCTCACTTTCAAGCCAACGATTTCTATATAAATCACGGTCAGCTCTCAATTCTTCTTTATCGTCTTTTGAAACCTCATGACTAGTCTTGCGTAGAGCATTCCAAGCAGTAAGTCCTGCAACAAAACCAGAAAAAAGAAGTGCTATTTCACGGATTAAGTTAGCCCAATCTTGCACTTCTTATCACCTACTTTCGTCGTTTTACAGTCTTAGAAAATACTGCTAAATATTGAATTACTAATAGCCACCCAATTAGCGCTACAATTGAAAGCAATCTGCTATAGTCATGAGCTACAAAAACATGTCCTAGTTGCAAGACTGTCAGCATCATCAGAAAGAATGCTGAACAGGCTAATAAAACAGCATTAGCAAGTTGACTTCTTCCACCAGCAAAAACAAATGCAATCAAGCCAATACCAACTATGATTGCAAAAGCATCTACTAAATCGTTATTGAAGAACCACTGCCATTCTGGCGGCCAATAAAAAAAGGAATCGTTCACTAAAAGAACAATTCCAAAAGCTGTGAGCAAGCTTCCCAAAATCAAATGAAGTAAATTAAGTTTAGCCGTTTGCCACAGTGCTTTGATTTCCTGCAACATACTCATCACCCGTAATTCTCTTATAGCCATCTGCATCAAATGTCCCTTGCTGAACAAATCCTGCAATGGTGTTGTCTGTAAAGTATCCATTATCTAATGAAGATTTACACAAACTTTCAAGGTTTGAATAGATAGAACTGAAATCGAAATCAAACATTATTCAGCACCTTCTTCTTTTTTAGTTTCATCAGCTTCATTTGGCTTGTCGGGTGTGTTTACTGACTTGGAAAGTTGTTGAACCATTGGCACAAGTTGAGCAAGAACTGCTGTAGTTTGTGCTTGTCCCCTTTGTACGCCACTCAAAGCTTGAGCAACTTTGTCATTATTTTGAGCATCTTTGATCTTAGCTGCTTCGTAGTTTTCCATTTTCTTTTGCATAGCTGCATTACTTGCTTGCAACTTAGCAATTAAAGCTGGTTGAGATTTATCACTATTTTCAATCCAACTATGCGAGTCATCGTCCCAAACTGCGTCAACTAGATCTTCACTTGGCTTTTCTGCATGCCAACGATAAGGTAAATCCACTGGACTTAATTCGCCTGGGAAAGGAATTGCTAAGTGATGCAATTCAATGTTTGGGCTAGTGGGATCTGAATAATAATAAAAATTAATTTTTCCGTTACTTACAACTTCGTTCAATAATTTTGAAAAATTTTCTGCTTCCATAATTTTTTCTCCAATAAAAAAGCCTTAGATAAACTAAGGTCTAAACTAATTAAACTTCTTGGTTAAGATATTTATGCCATTTACCCCAATTAGTAGGACTAGATGACTTTCTACCATACATGTTATCTCCTTCATAGAGCGTCTGATAAACCGTATTAGCATCAAATACTGTCACCTGTAGATAAATCCAGTGAGTATTATTAGTCGGATATGGTCCATTTTGAATATAACAATTTGCAAAACGATAAATACCAGTACTCCTCAAGTCATTAATATTGACGGTTGTGTTGTTAAATTCACCTTGCGGAGAGTTATAGTCAACACGCCGTTTCAAATTCATTAATTCTGTTCTTAAAGTACTTAAATTAGTATTCAACGCATTGATTGCGTCTGCAAACGGGTGTAATGCCATCTGATCCACCAGCCAAGGCTGTTTTACAGGCCAAGTCTGATGAGGTCCTTCTTTCACATTAGCAACGTCAAAACTGTTAATTACCGTAACCGAAGGATTGGCATTATTAATATCATCTTTCCAAGCAATATCTTTTTTCCATGTAGGTGAATTGCCATTACCACCAATAATTCTTGCCTGTGGTTTGTCCCAAGCAACACTTAAGACACCTTTTGTATCTCCACCACCAAAAGCAACTCCAGCAGAGTGTTGACCAATTGTATTTTCTGACCCGTTAGAATCATCACGAATAGCTGTAAGAGCCATTTGCCCATTGTTTTGACCGATAATGTCGTTCCAAGTATTACTATGCTGAATGTATCTACCTAAAGTAGGGTTGTTAAGTCCTGTTCCACCTACACGTGCCCAATCTGTACTACCAGTAAAGTGACCGTCGGCTGTAATTGCTGCTCTTTCTGTTCCGTCCTTATCCCTGATTGAGATATGGTTAGAATTATCGTCACCCAACTGAATAGCTAAATCCAAATTATCAGCAGCATTATTATCGCCATAAATTTGAATACTATCTGTAGCACCCGTCCATTGCAAGCCACCAATACGTCCATCTTTACTGCCATTTGCACCGTTACCGTTCCAAATAATCCAACAATACTTGTTCATAGTACCGCCAGATTTCATTAATGCGTTAGAATTTAAAACATTAATTGAATGCGCAATTGGTTTTAATGCACCTGCATCAACTAAAAAGTTTGCAAAGTGCCCTTCTGCATTGAATTTTCCAACTTGAGTGTTGTGCCAACCTTCGTTAGCTACATCATAATCAGTAATTGAAGTAATGCTTTGGTTAGTTAAGTCATCTATATTTGCTATTCTTCGCCATGCCTTAAAACCACTATTTGTCCAAGTCCTAATATAGAGTTGATTATGATTTGTTGCATATAAAGCTTGTGACCCATTCCAATTATCACTGTTAACGACCATATTAAACCAGCTATCCTCGCCAGCAGGAAGATTCGCTATATTAGATGCACCGGAACAATGATAAAGACCAGGAGCTTTAATATCATTTAAGTTAGTATTAGCACCAATGTTATAAGAACTAGTATTTTTCAATAGCCATGCAACCTTATTAGCAGTCCAGTCGCTATCGAAAATGTTAATCTTATATGTTCCATCTGCTTCTTGCGTTACAAACTTAGTATCTTGGAAAGTATTACCACTTTGATCTAATGACTGCTTTACAAATTTCAACTTTTTAAGATGTTCATTTGTGACGACTGAACGCCAACCAGTCCAAACATTGCCATTCGCTGTATTTATCCAGTAACCTCCGTCTTGATCTATAACAGTTACAGAACCCCAATTAGTATCAAATAACTTAACAGCAAAAAAATATTTTTTATTATTCATTGGCGGTAAATTCTTAACTGCATCCCCATTGCCATGCCAATAAACTATTTTATTACCTGCATTCATTAATAGGTCAGTATTGGCAGGTCCTTCTTCAATTGGTAGCTTCGCATTAATTGCATCAGCAAGTTGCCCGATAACGCCTTGATCTACAGGCCATCTTGAAAAGATGCCATTTGCATCAAAATGAGCGTTGTTGTCAAAAGTAGCTGTCTTGTTCTTTACATCATAGCCGGTAAGCGTATTAGCTTTCAAAGTTGGCAAGGTTACTGCACCACTAGCATTAGCAGTGTGCCCATTTACTGACTTAATCTGCCCAGCAATTTTGCTATTTACTTCGTCTTTAGTATAAGTAGTCGCTTTATCAGCTTTTTTATTCAGTTCACTATCTACATAACCTTTATCAGCTTTAGGAGCGACTTTGCTATTCACTTCATCTTTGGTGTAAGTATTGGCCTTATCAGCTTTTGTTCCAAGTTGTTGTTCTACAGTAGTCTTATCGGCTTTAGTATCAAAGTTTATGCTGATTTGTTGTTCAAGATTTTGATGATAAGTCTTATTTTCTTGCTTATAATCATTCAAGCTATTAAGGATTTCAGCATCTTTATTATTTAGCTTAGATACGGCATCTGAAACTTTAGCATCAATTTCAGTCTTATTATATGTATCTTTCTTACGGTAAACATCATCAGGACTAACTTCTACAGTTACCTTATCTGTTCTACCAATTACTAGATACATTAAGAAATCAAACTTAAATAAAGTTTGCTCGCTAAAATCTGGAATATATTCTGGTGTCTTAGCCGTAGCTATACCGTAAAGAATTTCATTTTTCCCCGGTTCTTTTGCATAAATACCAACAGTATGCACATTGTAACCAGTCTTCAAGTTCTGATTATCGAAAGTCATTCTGATACCCAAAACAGTATCTGGATTGTCAGTAGTATTTACCACATCGTTCAAGATTACTGATTGCTGAATACTGGGCAACGTAGTTAAGTTTTGAAGCTCTTCAACAGTCTTTCCTGATAAGTTATCAGTTGATGAAACACCTCGCGTCAAAGAGAATGTTGCCGTACCCTTGTTAGCTCTGCGGGCTAAGTCGATACCTTCATTGGTTAAAATTGTTTTATTATATTCTGACATTTCATCACCTCACTAGTTAAATACTTGGCTAGGACTTGCTTTTGCTATGCCTGTTGCTTTTACAATGTTACCAATGCCAAGTCTTAGATCATTTGAAACTTTAGCACTATTTAGCAAGATTTTTACTTGATATAGCAGATTAGCAGGCAAATAAACATTCAACAGATACTTCAAGTAATTAATCTGATTACTTGTCATTTCAGCAGATTTAGCAGTTGCTACAACAGCTCTAGCTCCATAATTAACATCAATTTTCACTGGAAGATTAACGTTATTAAGCATATCTTTGAAAAATCTAATTGTTATTGGCCTTGGTGGTAGTACATACATCAAGACCTTATTTCTGCGCATTTCCAAAGTATCGTTTTCGTCTGGAACTATGCCTAGTTGACTTTCAAAGAGTGAAATTCCCTTAGCATCAGCAGTTGAGACAAATTCATTTAGCAATGTCCTCAAATGGCTGTCTTCTAAATCTTTAAGCGTTAAACTTTCGGATTTAAGGAGCTCCTCCATCTCATATACGCCATCGTAATAATCAGGCATATAGTTTAGAAGCTCATACTTATTGCTCATTAATTGTCACCGTCCCGACCACTGGCAATTGTGACTTTGAATTAGTGAAAACTAAGTCAATGTCTGCGTCACGACCATTTAGAGATGGAAGCTTAGCATTAACCACACCTTCCGTCAGCATAACTTGGGACAGGATCTTAGAACGATAAATTGTTTCTTGATAACCTCTACCAAGCTTTTGATTAATGTCTGCCCAATCTTCTCTCAATGATTGGAAGTAGCCCTCAACTGCCTTAGTAATGCTATCTTTCACGTACCGTGTTACTTTCGTGTCATCAAGCTTTACTGAAATATCAACATTTACAATCAACTTTTCAGGAGCAGTTACAGTCACAGCATGGTCAATTGGAGCTAATCCATAGCCCTCTGCTTGCTTGTCTTCTGGATCAAGTACATTTTTAACCTTTTGAACCAAACTAGCACTAGCAGGCATTAAATTATTATTCAGAATAACAACTTTAACAGTTCCACCACCGTTCCAAGTTGGATAAATCTGTGCAGCTCCAACCTCATCAATCTTGCCTGTCATGTCTAAGTAATCAGCTACATTACCACCGTAAGCAATCCAGCTTTGAGAGCTTAACAATCTTGCTCTTAAGTGATCGTCACTTTCTACATCCCTTGCAGGGGCAGTAATTTCTGTAATTTCAGCCCATGAAAGTAAGTCGTTTGGAGTAACAGGTAAAATCTGCCCGATATAACTATTAGCGCTGGAACCCTTAACTTCCGCTGTTAGTTCAACCGTTAAGTCAGCATTAATCTTTGTCACGGCATAAAAAATAGGCGAGTCGCCAATACTAGCAAACTTATCGCCTATTTGAATATTGTCTAATGGTTCTTTCTTATCATTTAAAACTTTCGCCTTAGCTTCTGTTTGAGTAGCAGGATATCGACTTGTACCATGTTCAACTGCTCGATAATCTAGGAAATTTCCAGAAGCTGTTTTGATATAAGTTTCTTTGATTACATTAGCCATATCTAAGGATTGTTGCCCCATAACTAACGCAGCAGGAGCTAAAGCGTCATAGATGATTGAACCCTCACGCTTATCAATATTATCAGGTACAGCATCAAGCATTTTTCTTAGAAAATAGTCATAATCTTTATTTTGAAATTCAGTAATCAATTCATTTGGACTCACTTAATGCTTACCTCGCTTTCTATTGGTATATTTCCATAACTCGTTTGACATTCGCCACTAAGAGTTAAAGTATTGGGACTTGTCTCGTTAATACTCGTGATATCAACTTCTATTACACGTTCATCGGCTAGTAATGCCTCTTTCACCATACGTTCAGCTTCAACTCTTGCATAGCCTAAGTCTTTACCGAGCAAATCGTTTAAATCGTTGCCATATTGATCGGTATAAATCGGAAAAACAAAACGTTCTGTTTTTAGGATCTTATCTACAGCTTGAACCATAGCACCTAAGCCATCAAATTTATTCCGTATTCTACCATTAGCAATCTGAAAAGTTAGGGTAGGATTTTGATTTTCTTCATTATTCAAATTAACCGCCCTCTCTCTCAAATAAGTAGAATTGTTGACCACCATCAGCTCTAATCATAGTTACCCTATCGCCTACTTTTAAAGAGTTATCAAAAGTAAAAGTAGCAGCCTTAGTGGTCTTTTCAGTCTTAGGCTTTTCTCCGTCCTTGCCTTTCTTTTCTTCTGTAGTCGTCAAACTGCCACTCATTGAAAAGCTACCTATGTGCTTTCCTAACACAATGAAGTTATCATCAATAATCATTGAGTTGGAAATTTGTACCCTTAAAGGAGAAGCACTAATAACACGGCCATAGATAACATCGGAATATTCGGAGTCACTACCGCCCCGTTCCGTCAACATTTTTATAAGCTGTTCTCCTGCCATTTTGTACCTACTTTCATTTCTAAGCTGCAAGTGTAATCTGTCCCGAAGTTATGAGTTGCTTTCAAAATAGGGCAATTAGTCCAAGTTTTGCCGAAGTCTTTAATCTTAACATTAGCACCAGCGCCAGCAATTAAAGAAGTATCGCCAATACAGTCCAGCGTTAACTTTCTTTCTGAAACATTTCGTTTCTTCAATTCGTCATTAGCTTGTTGAACCATCTGTGCCCAGTTTGCTTTGTTCTTAGCATTGACTACCTTAACAATCTGACCCCAAGTTTTAATCGTATTGCCTCTAGCAGATGCAATCGTAAAACTTGTAGTAGCTGGATCGTCTCCAGTATCAGAAGTCGCAGTTGCTGTCTTAGTCTGCGAGTTATCAGTGTTCTTTTGAACCACTTGAACAACGTTAGCTGCGTTATCAATACTTTCGGAGTAAGTGTAATCGCTCATCGTGTTTTGAGTATCAATAACTAGAAGAGTTCGTGTAGGAATAGGCGCTCTTCTAAGCTCAATAATCATATGATTAGCAACAATACAGTACATTTCTCCAGTTGCAGCGTATGTCTTATCGATTGCGCTCTTAATCATATCAAAGCCAGTTTTACCATCACAAACTTCCGCAGGTACTCTGTAATTTGGCTGTTCCCTGATGTTGAAAGGAACACCAAAACGACGACAAACATTACTATATCTATCTCCAAGAGTTCCCGATTGAAAGACGACTGAACCTTCACTTTTTAGATATCTTTCAAAATCGTAAGCTTTAACGCTCACTGTAGTATCAGAAGTGCATTCTGCACTAAACACAAAACCCCAGAAAATATCTTTATTATCCCAAGCAAAGTCTACAATTGCTCCCATTGCTGGGATTATCGGGTCTTTACCGTTGACGATGTCAAACGTTAGCTCTCCAGCAGAATAGTTTAAATCAGTTACCCACTTAAGATTTTTAACCATATCTTTGATTTCAACACCAATTCTAGCTCCACCGTTGTCGTGCTTAAGAATTTGAAGTTTTGTAATCATGCTAATCTCACTTCACTCTGTCTAACCCAGCCCCGAGGTCCGCCATTTACTAATGCAACGTGAATTGGGAATGGATGACCTGGAGCTAAATAAGTAATTCGTCTTCTTACGTTATTCTCATATACACCCGGCGCACTTCCATAGCTATCTAGGCGTAGCCGACCATTCACAATTACAATTGAACCAATGCCCAACTTCTTAGGAGGAGCTGGTCTTGGTTTAGGTTTGGGAAGAGCTGGAACATTAACTTTATGATACTTAACTTCTCTATACTGCTTTAAGCCCAAAGTATAAGCATATTCATCTGCAAATCCATTCTTAAAGCCATATTCAAAGCTAGAAATTGTCATAGTTACACTAATCTGAGTAGAACTGACGACTAATTGAACATGATGTTTATTAGCTTGAATATTCTTAAGCCAATTAATGTATTCATCAGGCTTTAAAAGCTTATCTGAACTAATCCAAGAACTATGTTTCTTAGGAAAGACGCTGTCAATCGTAAGAGATACCAATTTCATATTTCCTACTCGGTTAATCTCTCCCAAATTCACAATAGTTTCTGACTTATCGTCGGTTTCATACTTCAAAGTTAATTCTGACGGGTTTACAGGCAATTCAACTGTCCGATTAGTTGAATAATCAGTGATATAAACACCAAAGCCGTTGACCGGCATATTAACCACCTCCTAGAGCTTTATTACGTCTATCAATAATCTTTTGATCGATTTTGTCTAAAATCTTGTCTACGTCTGCATCTGGATCACCAGAAGCATTGATGACAATAGCGCCTTTATCAATTTGAACTTGAGTACTATTGTCTGTTTGGCTATTACTGTTGTTATTAGTCAATACTGAACTTGGAGCAATTGAGCCAGATGTTACTGTATCGCTACCAACTGAACTAGAAGAAACTGCACCTTGACCGAAAATGCCAATATTAGCTCTTGATCCATCAAGTCCAGTAATTGCACCAGCAACATTGCTGATTGCGTCCAGTGCCCTATCAAATCCAGCTGCAAGTAAATCTCCTGGATTTATACCGCTTAATCCAATAGGGTCTAAGGTTGGAGACATTCCAGAAGCTGCATCTACAACACCTTGCGCCATACTTGCTGAAGCATCAGCAGCTGCACCAGCATCTCTATTCAACCCAATAATTAAACCTTGATCGACCCAGCGACCATACTGTCTAAATAATTTAGATGGAGAACCAATGTGAAGCACGCTTTTAGCAGCACTTACTACCTTACTTGCCACACCTCGGACGGCACTAACAGCTGCACCAATCATAGATTTAATACCGTTAACTAAACCTTGAATTAATTGCCTACCAACAGAAACCAAAGCATTTCCGAAACTTCTAGCAGCATTAACAGCGTTAGAAATCCCGCTTCTTACAGCACTAACAACATTGTGCATTGCGCTAGTAATAGCTGAAACCATCATAGAACCAGCCATAATGAAGAATGAAACCATAATCATTACGGAAGCACCTACAGCAATTAAGGCAGCAGAAACAGCCATAGCAGCAGCAGCTACTACCATCAATCCAGCTCCTAGCATGATTGCCGCTACAGCTAGTAGCATTAAGCCTACTGCTGCAATCATTGCCATCGGACCAACTAATACCAGAGCTACAGCTAAAAGCATCAACCCGACCGCTGATACCATCGCCGTTACCATAATCATCATTAAAGCAACTGACATCAACAATAAACCTACTGCGGCGACCATTGCCATAGCTGAAACAAGAACTAATCCAACTCCTAAAAGCAAGATACCAACTGCGGCGACTAAGCCCATCGCCATGACTAGGACTAAAGCAACACCTAAGAGCAATAATCCAACAGCTGCGATTAAGGACATTGGACCAATTAAGAGTAATGCTACTGATAATAGAATTAAACCGACTGCAGCAACCATTGCACTAACCATGATTAGCATTAAAGCAACGCCCATCAAAAGTAAGCCAATTGCAGCAACAATCCCCATTGCTGCAACTAAGACAAGTGCCACACCGAATAGAAGCATTCCAACTGCTGCAATTACTACCATTACTGCAATCAAGGCAATTGCTACTCCTAAAAGTAAGACACCAACAGCTGCAATTAGAGCAGTAATTCCAACTAAGGCTAAACCTACAGCAAAAATTAATGCTCCAACACCTGCTGCAACTAAACCAACAGCAAGAACTACTAAGGCAACTCCTAAAAGAAGTACTCCAACAGCTCCAACTATTGCGGCTAAGCCAAATACAGCAATCGCACCAGCTAAAGCAAGTAAACCAACTGCTGCACTAGTCCCATATTCTGAAATAGTAGGGAGTTGAGTAGCTAAAAGAGCAATACCAGCACTAGCAACTAAAACAGCAACAGCAATTAAGAGCAACGCAGCCGCAAAAATAGCAAAACCAATTGCTCCACCAATCAATGCAGGGCCTAAGAACCTAACTAAGACTACTAATGCAGCAATAGAGGCAATCATTCCAAAGAATGTTGCTATAGCACCGCCACCTGCACTAGATATCTGAGTAGCTGCATCAGCTAGCAACTTAAATCCAGCGCCGACCATTAATGCACCAGCACCAACTAGGGCAAATGCTGCGCCCAGTTTCATATATGCTCCAGCATTACTTAAGATCTTACCTGGTTTAGTCATTTTTGGTGACTCAATTTCAGGAGCTTTAATCTTTTTAGCCCCTTTTAGGCCTTTAAAGAAGCCTGATACTTCTTTCATCCAGCCTCCAATTTTCCCCATGGCTTTCAACATTGTGAATGCCACTGCTAAAGCCGTTATAGCTTCTGCAATATTTTTAATTGTGCCGGGATCAAGTTTATTAAGTTCTTTTAAACCCCAAACTACAGCTTCAAAGAATAGTCCCTTCAATCCACCTTTTAAGATGATAAAAGCTTGGGCTAACATTTGAATTGTACCTGGGTCTAATTTTCCTAATGCTTCTGCAAATCCAGAAATAGCTTTTGCAGCCCCACCTAATGCACCACCAGCTAGTTTACCTAACTGTTTAAATAGGCTATCACCACCATTTGACTTACTCATCGTTTTTACTAATTTATCAACAGCTTTTGTAATACTTTCAAAGGTATCTTTTAGTGAGTTTAAAGCGCCCGAATCAGAGAAACCTTTTTTAAAGTCTTCAAAACCTTTTTTTAAATTATCAAAAATAGGCTCTAAACTTTCAAAAGCTTTAAACAATCCATCAACAAATCCATCAAAATTAACATTGGAAAGTTGATCTGTTAAATCAGAAACAAATTTGATTCCAACTTTACCTAAGCGATCAAATGCACCTTGCAATTTGTTAGCCATTGTTTCCTTTAAACCATCAATAGCTTGCCCAACCGTTTTGAATTGGGTAGCCATTTTGGTAAAGTTGGCGTTCGTTCCTGTTTTAGCTATTGCGTTCAAGAAGTCCTCGGTTTTAACCTTTCCATCTTGGACGTTCTTAATTAATTGCTGGGTACTTACACCCATTGTCTTGGCAACGGCAGAAATACCCGCTGGAGTTTGTTCTAACATAAGTTTAAAGTCTTGCCATTGCACCATTGGCTTGGCAGCCATTTGAGTTGCCTGCTCTGACAAGGTCTTCATAGCTTGTTGTGGATTAGAAGAAGCAGCAGCTAAACCACCAAAACCTCTAACTAATTGATCTACGTTTTTTGTACCAACAGCAGCCAATTGTGAGTAAGTACTTGCCATATCTGATGCACCATAGATTGTCTGCTGAGCAAATTGTTGCATTGACTTTTTAGCAGTAGCAATTTCAGCTGGGCTTTTTCCCAACTGGTGCATGTTTCCATCAAATGTTTGCCATGCTTTACTTGCTTCATCTAATTCACCATACATGGAACGAATTCCAGTACTAGCAAGTTCCATGCCCTTGTTGATTGCTCCACCAACAACAGTACCGCCAACCATTGACTTGAACATACTACCGCCACCACTAGAGCCACCAGAAATAGCTTCTTTCAATCTGCTCATTCCGCTTTGAGCTTTTTGCAAACCACTAGACAAACGATCTAGCGGATTACTAAAAGCATCATTAATCTTAACAGTGGTGCTAATTGTACTCATTTACTACCTCCTTTCTTTTCTAAATGCAAAAAAAGAGGCTAAGCCTTAAATATGCTTAGACCTAGCCTTTCTTTTTGCTTTTCTCTCTTCTTCTTTTTCGTATTTTTGCCGTACTTCAATAGAAGCAACGACTAAAGCCTGTTCACGTCTTGACATTTCCGCCCATTGCTTAGGCGTCCAGTGATATTCATTAAGAACATAGTGATAAATGTTAAAGTCACCAACAGACTCATTTATTAGTTTTTTGCTTCTTCAACCAAGTCCTCTGAACTGTCATCATCGTTAAGACCTGATAAGTCCATAATTGCCTGTGAAAGCTCTGTATATTCACCAACTTTAAGCATTTTCTTTAAAACTTCTTCCGGTTTAGCAATACAACCCCATGAAGTTTGTAGCTTTTCATTATTTAAGTTAGGAGAAACAACAGCTTCTGCTACAACTAAATCTTGGAACTGATTTTCATCAGTTTCTTGTTCATATTTATGCGTCTTACGGTTGAGAACTCTCTTAGTTGCTTGCTTTCGAAGATCTGACACTTCATCAGCAGTTAAAGACTTAATCTTAAAAGGAGACTTAAATCTTTCAAGCTTAACTTCTTTTTCTTCTACTGGACTACCAACATTTTCAAATAAAAAATCTTCAACACTTTCAGCCATTTATTTTCTCCTTAATTAATTCCGTTAAATGCTTGTACTAAGTTGACGCCTTCAAAAGTAAAATCACTTTCCCATTCCATTACGCCGTCATCAGCTTCAAAATCGACAATTGGAATATCGTCCAAGTTAACATCTGTTAGTTGGATTACTTGCTTGCCAGCTTTTGAAGTTGGATCGTGGATAGTTAAAGTTGCATCAAAATATAAATCTCCACCATCTTGAGTATAAGGAATGCCGTACTTAATCCAGTTAGAGTTAATCAAGTAACCGCCTAAAGTTCCCGTACCTTCAACAGAAGTAGTCTTCTTCCTCTTCCAGTGAGAGCCTAAAGTCTGAACATCTTCCTTATTTTTTTCAAGCTTAGCTGTAAATTTATTACATTCAATCATCTTAATAATGTTGCCATTAATTTTGATTGATAAAGTAGCATCTTTGGTTGAAATAGTATCTCGACCATTTAAAAACTCATCAATTGCAGCCATCTATATTCCTCCTATCTAACTACCATTGTCATGTAGAGTTTTTCCATTGCATCAACTGGAGTAACTGCTAAATTAACCACAATAGAGTCAATATCATTCCCTGCTTCAACTGTGATATCAGTATTAGCAAAAGATTGAATGATATTTCTGTTTTGCAAGCTTGTTAAGTAAGCAATTCTGTCTGCTTTAAAGAGATCACGACCAGCTGGATTGTTTCCGACCTTACCTAAGTAAGTTCTTTCGAAAGTATTTTCAGTGTCAGTAGCAATTTCATCTAAAGTACGCATTACACGGTTCTTAGAGAAAGCTTGTGGCTTTTCAGCAGTGAATTTATGCAACGAGTTGATATCTTGCTCAATAACTACTCTTTGACCAGGGCGAGTAGTAAACACGATTTGACCAGCATCAAGCGCCTTAATAGTCTTTTCATTATCAAGCTTAGGATATGCAGCAATAGCGTCTTCAACATCAAAGTAAGTTAATGAGGTTGCTGGATCGGCAGAAGCTGAAATACCAGCAAATAAGCCTGTTGCGTCCTTAACGTCTACATTAGTGCCATCGCCTAAAGTGTAGCCATTAACAACAGTTGAAATACCCTCATAGTTGTAGACAGTAGTCGCGTCAGTAGGAATTACACCTCTAACCTTGCGACCTTCATTTTCACGAAGACGTTTAACTGCTTCTACGATTAACTTGTTCATGTTGCTTGACGGTTCAAAGCCAGCAGTAGTAACAACTGCGTATTCTTCATTCTCCAAAGCATCATTCAATAAGCTTTCAACTTTCTTGGATTCTGTGGTAGCTCCACCATTCAAAGCACCTGAAACATTAGTAAATGCAGTAGGCTTTGAACTACCCTCTTCAACTACTTTTGCAGTGATGTAGTCATTACCAGTAAACTTATCTAATTCATCAAACTTCACAGGTTGTTCATCAACTAACTTAGTACCAAAGATAGTTGAGACTGTTGCAGTATTTGGATCTGCTGGACTGACTTCAACAGAAACAGTAATTTGATTACCCTTTTCTCCTGGATAATTTGCAGTAACAGTCCAAGGCAATCCTTCCTTAGTTAAAGTTGCTGCTGTACCCTCATTAGGATTAAGGACAAGCACTTTAGAAGCACCTTTTAATGTTTCCTTTAATGCTGTAAGAGCTGGATCGTCTAAAGTAGTACCTAATTTTTTAGTGAAATCACTGTTAGCTTCTACTTCAATAACGCCAGTCTTTCCCCAGCCTAAGCCTTTATCACGAACCAACAACACTCTACCTAGAGAAGAAGTTACTTCTCTTTGACCATTACCAACGACATTGATGTAAGCCCCTGGTCTGCACTTATCTTGAGCTTTCCAAGTTCCGCCTGCCATTAAAATCCCTCCTTAAATTTTTTAACTGCCTTTTGAACGTCGGCAATTGTGTATTCCTTGTCATCATCTAAAGCTAATTTCAAAATATCCCGTTCAATAACTGAGAACTTAGGACTTGAAATCAAAGCTTGTTTTGTGAATTTAACGTCTTCAACTTTAATAGGCACTTTAATTTTGCCCATCGGAATCTCGGTTTCCGTCTTCTTGGAGTCCGCCATTAACTTCAATCCTTTCTAGCTTTCCACCGTCTTCAACTGGATACATCTCTACCCTCAAATCAAAACTCATTACTAGAGTTTCATCATCTTGGTTGATAGTAGTTTCTCGGTTTCGAACAGTTGCATAATCATCTAATCTAGTGAAATTATTCAGTAATTTTTGCTCTACTTCTTCCATATCAGCGTTAGGTTGATCTGGATTCGCAAAATAGGTTATTGAGTAAGACAAGTGCCTATCTTGAATATCAAAAAAGCGGTTCTTAGTAATCGTCATTATCTTACTGATGTAGAATGACGGCACTTCAAATCCGCTTTTTTGCCTTTCTGAATAAATTGTCACATCAGGGAATATCTCTGATATTCGTTTGGCTATTCTTTCAACTATTGTCATTCAAACAAGTCCTTTAAGCCCCACAGACCCTCTGTTACCAATTGTGGCAATTGCCTTTGGATCTGTGGAATAGATTTTTTCATGTAAAACTGGCCAGGCACCCAATCTCTAACCAAACACTTTTTAAGTACTGGTACATATCTACCGGGTGTCTGTCTATGACCACTTTCAACCCAAGAAGCATATTCAGCATTGTTAATTAATTTGATCGTCCAACCACTGCCACCATAGCTCGGTCCTTCTGCCGTCCATGATCTGCGGAGATTACCTTGCTTTACAGGAGTATTTGCTTTCAGAATTCGCAATGACTGAGTACCAATACGCTTAGAACTCTTTCCAAGCTCCTGTTTCACATAGCCACTGTCAATCTTCTGTCTCACTCTGCTAGCAAATTGCTGAAATTGGGCGTCATCAACATGACCTAACCTCATGCTTTTTCACTCCTAACCATAGCTACTTCCTGATGGCTAAAATAGCCACTATATCCTTTACTAGCACGCTTATATTTAGTCTCTTGACCGTTTACATCAGTCACATAAATATCAGCTCCAGCAGGGATTTTTATACCATTTCGGATAATTAATTTTGCATCGTATTCATCAGTTCCAAAGAATGATTGTTCACTTGGAGATTGTCCTTTTAAAACAACCTTAGCTGGTTCATTTTCCACAATAGTTACATCTTCATTATTAGTGATATAACCTTTTTTTACTGGTTGAGTGCCAACTATCTTAACTCTGTCACTCCATAGCTTAGGAAGTGCATTTTTTAAGCCATTAAAGTAATTCATTCTGCCGGCAACCTTCTAAAATTATTGAGTAACAATACATAGTTATCCGTAATCGTGTTAGTAGCTTGCAATGCTGAATAAATATCACTTGGAGATCTAAAAGAAACTGATGTATCACCCTCTGATAATGACTGAATATTGCCAACTTGCTGGTCTTTAGGTACTAGCCATTGATGAGTGTCAATAGTTTGCACTGCCAAACCTAAAATAGTTGGTTCAAGCTCTTCTGGTAGCTCTAAGATTGGAATATTCGTGTAAATTGAAACATCAGAGATAACTTTCTCTAGCGTAAATTCCAATACACTATCATAGTTGGGCATGTTATCAGTATTAGGCAGAAAATCAGCTAAATGTTTTTTAACCTCTTCAAATCGTGGGTATTTATCCATCTAACCACCTACTTCACTAAACCTAATAACTCGTCTTTCTTGGTCTTACCAGTGTAATCAATACCAGCCTTATCTAAGTAAGCCTTGATTTCATCTACAGTATTATTTTCGTCAGGTTTAGCATCTTCTTCTTTTGTTTGCTTACGTTCAGCAGGATTAGAATTACCATCTGCGTCCTTTTCAGCAACAAAGAACTCAATTCCCTTAAATTTAGGCTTAAGTAAAAGAACATCATCATAACTTTGTTCGTAGTATAGCCAGTTTCCAGAATTTGCAGCAGCTGGAGCATCTAATCCAACGAAATCATACTTTTCAGGAGAAATTTGAACACCGTTGAAAATAAGCATCATCTTAATTTGCTTAGCGTCATCAACAGTTTTAGAACCATTAGTGAAATCAAACTTAGTTTGGAACAAATCTTCTGGTACAGGAACAATAGTGACTTCATCAAGTGAACGTACAGAGCGATTAATGTTCTGTGGATCACCTACGATAATTGTTCTATTAATTGCTTCTGCATCTTTAAGCATGTAATAAGTACCAGTATCAACATATAAAATACGTCCTTGAGCTGGAATTCTTGCACGGTCAAAGTTACGCATCATTTGATCGTAAGCATGTAAAACATTTTTTGCATCTAAACTTTCTGAATGGATACCAGCATTTTCATCCAATCCTTCGGAAGTATTGACAGCTTGACGTTGACTGAACAACTTAGAAAACATTTCTCTGTCTTTTTCAGGCATCTTACTATCTAAGTTGTATTGTCTAGTAATATTAGCAATTGATAATAATTGATTACTTTCATCAACATCTGATGGATCAACTAAAGTACTCCAGTAACGTTCATTAGTTAATTCATAAACATCATAATCTAATGAATAATTGGCTGCTGGTTGTGTAATAGTACGTCTTTCACGGTCTTGACGTCCCGATAAAATTGATAACCGTGGAACTTTAATATGTTTTGCATCTAAAAAATTAAATTGTCTTGTTAGATGGTGATTGCCATAAAGCGCTTGAATACAAGACGTTTGGATAAAAACCATCAATAACTGCTTTTTGATATTTATCAGCATAATTAATTGCCATTATTTATGTCTCCTTTAAATATATCAACCATTGCTTGAACCGGATCAACGTCAGCAGGTTTTCCATTATTTGGCTGGTAATCTTGTTTACTACCTTCATCAAATAAATAACCATCGGATTTTTGTAAAGATTTAATTTGGTCGTCCAAGCCAGTTAAATTACCATCATCATCAAGCTTAATTTCGTCCATGTTCAAAAGACCTTTAATTGCCTTGTTGTTACGAGCGTTAGCTTTGCTTAATGATTGGTCAATTGCACTATTTAAACGATTAGTAGCAAGTTTTTGAGTAAGGTCAGCCGTATCCTTGTCATACTTGCTCTTTAAATCATTAAATTGCTTAGTCAAGTCTTCATTATCTTTAACTTGAGAGCGCAACTTCTTTAAATCCTTATCTCTTTCGCTCATTTGAGACTTGAGAGCTTCATTTTCTGCCTGCAGGTCAGATGATCCACCCTTAGCTTTCTCAATATCAGCGCCGTTTAAATCCATAATCTTTTTAATCTGCTCTTCTTGTAATCCAAGCTCTTCTAATTGTTTTCTTTTCATTGTTCTATCCTTTCACACGTTTTATACGAGTTCGCCTCTCATAAGGGCATACAAAAAGAGCAGTTTAACGACTTACTCAGGTCAAATAATATTAAAATTAATTCCTCTAACTATCTTTCTTTGATTTTTCTTCCCAAATTTTTTTACTTTTCTTCATTCTTCTCTTAATTTTAGTTCTGTTCTTTTTAAATTGCTCTGGGGGAATTTCTTTAATTAAATAGTGCAAATTTTCTAACGTTACAGGAATTTTTTTATTATCCTTCATCTTCTACAACCTCTAGATAGAACTTACCGTCTTTCTGATATAAATCTTTCAAAATAAATTTAGTATTTCGTTTGAATAATACTTCATTTTCTCCATCAAGCGTAAATTTTTTTAAATCTCTTCCTGAATGACTTCGTTTTATTATCATTCTAACCCCATCGTCTTCATCATATACCCCATGTTGAATTGAAGACGTATAGCTCTTTTCCTGAATATATCCGTTTTTTAAGGCATTTCTTAAAAATTCTTCTTGATCCTCAGGCCACATAAAAGTTAAAGATCTTTGCAACGGCTCTTTATCCATATATACTGGTAGTTTTTCTAATGCTGTATCTAGATCTTTTACCATTGTTTCTTGTTCTTCAGTCAATGAATAGCCATTTCTAAGCCTATCGTTTAAATCATAAGAAGCAGGTGAAACATAATCAGTTATGGCTTTCTTTTCATCAAAGGATAATTTTGGTGCTGTTAAAGATTTTAGCATTCCTAAACTAAGGATTTTAACACCAGTAATTTTCTTCCAGTCCTGATATCCTAAAGTCTTTTGACTAGTCATTCTTTCCCACTGTTGATAATTCATATCCTTCACATAAGTACCTTTACCAGTTTTAGGATCACGACTCCAACGTGTTTCAATGTCTGGTAAATCTTTGTCATAAGGAACAGTAGTACATCTGCAATAGGGATGAATTAACGGATAATTTATACCCTCCTTTTTATCTTTCAAATAAAAAATGCGCTCATCTAAGTGGGCGCATTGGTCACAAGTATGACTTTCTAAGGTTGCTAAGTACTGGTACTGTTCAATATCACTGTCTTTATAGAACTGTGCTGTTGCTTCTTCGGCAGCGTGTCCCATCTCAGTGATAACTAGTCTATGTAAATCTCTTTCAGAAACCTTTTGGAATCTGTCTCGCATCATTCTAACTACTTTATTTGGAGAGTAACCAAACAATGTACCTCTTAGCAGTGCATCAGTTAATTCATCTGGAAGAATTTCAGTGTATTCTTTCCAAATTCGTTTGCTAAAATCGCTACCCTTCCAAGGACTGTAAACAATATTTTTTAGTTGCTGTTCGTTGAAATGATTTAGCTTGATATCTAATTGACCAGTAGCTCGATACTTATCGTAAGCATGTAAGTAATAGCTATTTTGATACTGTCTAGCTAAGCCTTTTTGCATTCTCAGCTGTTCAGCCATGCCATATCTTTTAGAAAATTCAACCATCTGGTCATGCAATTGTTGAAGTCTGTAAATACGGCTCTTGTAATATTCAGCGTTTAGTTCTTTATCATAGCCACCAGCCTTAGCTTTACGTTCAAACTCTTCTAGGGTCATAGACCACTTAGTTGTGTTGATACTTCCTAAGACGCTAGCAGCTTGTTTTAAGCCAACATTATTTTCATTAGCATAGCGCTGTAAGTAAACTAATGCTTCTTTTTCAAATTCATGTTCTAACCGTCTTAGTCTAACTTGCATAGCAGCTTCATAATCTGCTGACGCTTCAAGTTGCTTTTTCTTTTCAGCAATAGCACGTTTGCGCCAGTATTCACTACTATTCATCGTCTACGCCTTTACCGTTTAACTCGTCAGCTTGATTAGCATACGGATCATTTTCTTCTCTATCCTTGGCTAAGTCTTTTAATTCCTGTTGCCAATCATCAACAATAGGATTTGCTTTAGCAACTGCTTCTTTAGAGCTGTAATTTGCTACAGTAGAAACTATTTGAGCCTTAGTTAGGCTGTCCTCTACCTTAGTTCTCGTCCAATGTTGCGATATATGTCGCTTGTCAGCATCTGAAAAGTTAAGATAACGCATGATTGCCCGAACAAGCTCGTTAATTGCATGTTCAAAGTAAGTTTGTGTCTTAGCTGCTTTCAATTCCAAGTGAGAATACAGCATTTTGATTGCTACACCAGAAGCATTTGAACTCTCAAAGTTAGCTGGATCAATTCCTTGCCCAAACAAGAAAATATTATCACGGGTTATCTTAAGTGCATCGTCACGAGCTTCAACAGGAATGTCAATTTGGAGCTTGTCAACACCACTCTTATCGCCATTGCCTGCATTGTTGATCTTAATAGACTTATACTCTCTTAGATCATTCATGAACTGCTTTAAGCTTGCACCACCGTAGTTAGTCAGGACAAGAATTACAGTCTGAACATCGTCTAAGTCATTGATAAATCCGTTGTAAATGTCATCATAGGCATCAATTAAGCCCTTATACTTGTTAAGTTCAGCTAATCTGTACTTATTTTTAGGAAATTCGATAAAAGGAACACGTCCAAAGTTGTGTTTTAAGGTGTTTGACTGTCCCGTTTCATATCCAGCACTTAAATCGTAAGAAGTAATGATGTTGTAAGGTTCAATCACTGTGCTATCAGTTGCACTTGTCCTGAAAAATTGCGCTTCTTTATCTGTCCAATATTCGTGAACTGTGAAATACTTACCAGCTTCTGGGTCTAACTGCTTATAACTTCTAAGTACACCAAGCAACTTGTTATCTAAGGTCGTTGCATAAACTGGTGTAATCTGGTCAGGTTGAATAATGCCATACCTAAAATTGTTGTCTTCATCAATCCAATAATGTAGCCAAGCTCTTCCAGCGTTAGAACTATCTACCAGCAAGCTGTTAAGAGTTAATGCTCTGTCATCACCCAATACATCTAAGATCTTCTTGTTGTCCGCATCTTTACCTACATCAATATCAGGAAATACAGACGCAATATAACCTGCTTCCTGATCTACTAACAATTGATAGAAGTTAGATGGAATGCGATTATCAGCACTTCTTAAAGGATCTTTTTTACCTTCTTTGCTAACTTTTGGCTTACCGTTATTCCTAGTAGTGATATCAGTCTTATTTTCATAATAATCGACTGACTTTTTATAGTTATTAATCAAATCATTTCGACTGGTAGAAGTATTTCGTATTAATTTTTTTAACGCATCTAATTCCAAGGTATGAAACCTCCCTTCTTGTTCTTGCTATAAATTGCATATCTTAACGCATCCAGCCTGTCATTATGTCTTACATCGTTTTCTTTCAAAGGCTCGCCCGTCTTCTCGTCCCAAGCGTACTGATACAGTTCTTCTAGCAACCCTTTTGACGCAGACTTAGCAATAAAGAACTTACCTTGTCGCATCTTCTGGGCTACAAATTCAATTCCTGGCAGGATATTCTTATTTGCGTTGATTGCATTGATACCATTAGATTGAAATTCGTTAAGGTTATCAGGTCTAGCACTATCAACGTAAAAAATAAGGTTACGACCGTATTCAGTCTGTAACCTTTTTGCTATATCTACCCAGTAAGATATGAATTTATGTCTTTTAGTAAAGTCTTTTATCACATAAGTGTTACCTTGATTATCATCACCAAGTAACAGTATTGGATTAGGGTGTTCAAATCCCCAGTCAACGCCACAATAGTAATTAAGACCATCAGGAATATTTTTATCATCAATAACCATAGTGTTAGCATTAAAATCTTGGTAAACAATACCTTCACCAGTCACCCATTGACCAAGTATTGAACGATCATAAAACATCCCTCTTGGTGTAGCAGCCTTTAGAGCTTCAACATAATCTTTTGCAAGAAAAGTGTTGTCGTCGATGGTAAAGCTAAATGCCTTAATCCTAGCCTTAGGATCATGATTATCTATGTAATCAGTCTTAAGCCAGTGTGTAGGAATATCAGGGTTTGTGTCACAGATAATTCTTGCTGATCCAACAGAACAACGCTGTACAATTTCTTGAAAAACTTCATGCGTTGCTAGTGATGCTTCGTTAATGTAAGCACCGTAAGAAGTCATACCACGAATAGCACCAATACCACGCACTGAACCTGTATAAGCTGGTACAATATCAACTCCAAAAAGATGATAGTGTCCGTGTCTATCTGTATTCATCACTATGCCAAATTGATTTTCGATTGATGAGATAACGTTGGTATAGATTGAGTTAGAACTATACCCTGCAAGAATGTATTGCGGGTGTGGTTCTTTTTCTCTTTCAGCAAGTTGCTTAATACGCTTTAGCTCTAAGAGAAACAAATAGTTATCTATCACTGTCTTACCAGCACGAACAGCACCATTTAAGATTAGGTACTTCCAATCATCATTAAGGTAGGACTGTAACACCTCAATCTGTTTCTTTGTCAGTAGATTTATCAGTGCCAACTTTTTCTGCCTCCTTAATTAGCTTATCTAACACTTGATCTAGTTGCTCGTTGTCTTCTGTACCTAATCGTTCAGCAACAACAGCCTTAGCTTCTTTAATTCTTGCATCAGCTTTAGTACTTCTTATCTTAGCAAGTACTAACTCACGCTCTTCTTTAGATAATTGACTGTCGTTATACTTGTCCCGCCAATTATTCTTCAAAAAGAAAATCATTGCTGTGGTGTTACCTGATAAGGCTTTTTTCAGCAATGCGTTTTCTACAATGATATTAATTTCTTCACGACCTCTTTTTAATGCCTGCCCAATCTGTATATGCTCACGTTTCCATTTATTTAGGGTATTAATACTAATTCCCATATTATGAGCTATTTGCGCATCAGTAAGACCATCACGTTTCCAGCCTCGAAGAAGTACAAGTTTATCCTTATCTAACCACTCTTTATACATCGCTCTAGCCATTGCAAGTAACATCACCACCTTTAACGCAAAATAAAAGGCTACTCTTTCGAGTAACCCTAAAATAATTAATTTCGATAATTAAAATACAAATACATACTTATTTGGAACTAACACACCATTAATATTTACCTTTTTACCATGATTACCGTTTTCGTAAGACTCTCTATCAATTTCAAACATTTCATGGGTGTATTCTTTTCCACCAATATGAGTTGGTTTCATAGCCTTTTCTGCGGTTATTAATCCTAATTTATATGCAATTTTGTTTTCAACTCGTGCATAATATTTCATAATAATTTTCCTATCTTTTTGAAGCTCTAAGCATTTGTCTTGCTTCTTTTAAACCAACTTCGCAATTTTTAATTTGGTCAATCCAGTTTTCATACATACTTGATTTTAAATAATTAAAGTGTAACTTTTCATACCCTGCTTTAAATTCTAATTCGTTTACAATACTTACTAATTCTGCATTCATAATTTGTTACCTCGTGCTTTTCTTTACATTGTCATGATAGCTCTGACACCGCACAAGTCCAGTCTTTTCAGCATTATTCTTGAATTAATTTTGCAGTTTTTCCAGTAAATTTTTCCCAACGATCAATAATTACATCAACATATCTGGGATCAAATTCCATTAAATATGCATTCCGTCCATCTTGTTCACAAGCCATTAAAGTAGTTCCAGAACCACCAAATAAATCTAAAACAATATCTCCAGATTTAGATGAATTTTTAATCTGATAATCAAATAGAGGGATTGGTTTCATTGTGGGATGTAAATCACTTCTTTGAGGCTTATCAAAGTTAAGAATAGTAGTTTGTTTTCTATCAGAATACCAGGAATGCGAACCACCATCGACCCAACCGTATAAACAAGGTTCATGTTTATGCTGATAGTCTTGTCTTCCTAAAACAAAATTATTCTTAACCCAAATCAGAGTTTCTTTAACATTTAATCCACTTTCTTTAGCCGCCTCATTAAATTGAACTGTGGCCAAATCAGAAAACCAAATATAAAATGATGCTCCCAACTTCATGTTAACAGATGCATTGCTAAAAGCCTGTACTAGAAATTGCATAAACTGTTCATTTTCCATCTTATCGTTGGCAATATCATTGTTCTTACGAGTTTTTGACATTTTTGTACGACCAAAATCTTTTGATGAATAGTCCACATTATAAGGCGGATCTGTAATTAATAGATCTGCTTGAACGCCATTCATTAACTTTTTTACATCTTCAGGCTTAGTACTATCTCCACACATTAATCTATGACGTCCAAGTTGATAAACTTGTCCTAATTTCGACTTAGGTTCTTCAGGAACTTCTTCTTCATAATCGTCGTCAATAACTTCATCATCTTCTAATTCTGTTTCCAAATCGAAACCAAAATCAGTCATATCTATATCAAGGATTTTATCAAGTTCTTCTTGTAATTCGTCATCGTCCCAAGTAGCAAGTTCACCAGATTTATTATCTGCTAATCTATAAGCGTTGACTTGCTCTTTAGTAAGATTATCAGCAACTACAATTGGAACTTCTTTAAGCTTTAATTGCTTAGCTGCCTTGTACCGTGTGTGACCGGCTATGATTACCCCCCATTATCGACAACAATGGGCTGTTGCCAGCCAAACTCTTTAATTGAATTTGCTACTGCATCAACAGCATCATCGTTATTTCTAGGGTTATTTTCATAGGGTTTAATCTTATCAATTGAAACTGTTTTTACTTGCATTTTAAACTCCTAGTCTAACCAATTGGCAATTATACAAGCAATTGTAGTGATTAAGATAACTAATAATATAAATCCAAAGTAAATAAGTGCTGGACTAAGTACTAACCACCATGACCAACCAATAAGTCCCATAATTCTGGCAATTGCAAAAATAATTGTTAAAACGATTGCTAAAAATTTCATAAATATCTCCATCAAAAAAGCTAGTCTCTCGACTAACTCTCCAATTTTTTAAAATGTCATGTCCTGCTAACTGAACTTATCAGTTAACTAATAGCGAAATGTGGAATCGAACCACCCCGCAACCGTTGTCCGGCCCGCTCTAACCATTTAAGCTATATCGCTACCCTTTTCATGAATCGTGGAGGTGATCAGCCTCCTATGGCAACTGATGGGATCGAACCACCGCTAACTTGGTACTTCACACCAATGCTCTACCAACTGAGCTAAGTTACCGCACCTAGGAATAATCGACTTTAACGCGCGTACTTTTTTCAATTAATTCCCAATAGCTCGTACAAGAATTGAACTTGTAACTCCACCGTGAAAGGGTAGCGTCTTAGCCATTTGACCAACGAGCCAAAATAGGACTAGCTGGGCTCGAACCAACAATACACAGGATCAAAACCTGATGCCTTACCAATTTGGCTATAGTCCTAAATACTCTGTTAGGTACAGAGCTAAACCAAATGCTGTAAATTAAACGACAAGTAATATAGTTTTCGTGAATGTATATTACTATTACGAATAAAACATCAAATATACTGTATGACAAGGTATATTTGCTTAACGCCTGCTTTCCGACAGGCAATGAGCAGGCAAGGAGTCGAACCTCGCTAGATACGTGAAAGAAGATTGCCTTCTTTCTAATTCCAAATTGTGTTCCGTTCTACCCACGGCATCTGTTGCGGTCCACTGCAAACAGATAACCAGCTCTTAGTCTACGCTCTCCCTCGAAACCGTTGAGGGGTCATGGCGATAGAAGGTTGCACCTAAGCTACATACTATTACACATAATAGTCTGATAATGACTACCTGCTTAGGTGCTATAAGCCAAGCAGGAATTGAACCTGCTTAACTTGAATAATTAAGAAACTACGAGAAATATTTTATTAGAGGTCTTTTTTTATCGTCTCTCATCGATTAGCCCGCTGTCTCGGGCTATAACCGCCAGCCGAATTGAACGACTGCTAACGCCTACCAAGGACGGTCAGTCAATTTGTACTTACACAAATCAAGATCTTCTATTAATTTTAGAAAGGAGTATTTTTAAGTTCGAAAAACCGCACTCATAGCATCATCGAGGTGTCGTCGAAAGATCCTACCACCTAATCTTTCGACAATAACAATTTAACACGATTTGCACGCAAGCAGAACGCAAGGTTTACGCATACTTTACGCACGACCAATTTTTCCGAAGCTTACCAAACAGTCTTAATTCTTTCAGTAAAAACTCTTAAATCAGGTAAGTCTTCAACATCAAAATACTTCTTCCAGTAAAGCCAACGGTCAGCAAATTCACATTGTGCATTCACTTTTTTGCTGTCGATTGATCGAGTAGATAGACTTACAATTGCTGCTACATCAACAATTCTTAGCTGATCTATATACGTACCAATTAAGATGCGTCTGTAAGGCTTTAAGGCAGTGTCAGTACAATTATCCATCGTTTTATAGATAGCTGCACACACCTTTCTAGCAGGATCAGCAATCTTAATATCATCTAATGCTTCGTCTATGAAATTATCTTCAACACCATTTTTATTAGTTGATCCTGGTGCAAAAGATAATTGAGGGCTTGTAAGTTGATTACGGTGTAATCCAGCTAAGTTAAGATATCTCTGAAAATCAGTAGTCAGAAACTTATCCACCTTCCTAGCTGTAGCTCTTGGATTTGGCTGTAATCCTAAATTGATTTGATACACACTTACACTCCCTCTCGTCTTCTAATTGTTTTTATTATTTGCTACTAACGCATCAGTAAATACCCGGTCAGTAATTTCATAAGGATCTTCGTTGTCAGAACAATGATGCTTAGCATATTTCAAAATATTTAAGTACATCATGACCATTGTTTCATTGCCTACTTCTAATTCATTTCTAGTCTCGTCCATCTTTAGACCTCACTTTGATTTCATGCTCAATCAATGGGAGAAGCTCCTCAGCCTTATCTTCGTCAATCATTTCTTCGATTGTTGGCTCTATGATGTTTTCAAAATTCTTGATGTTTGATTTAAGCATTGACCTGAAATTCTTAAGCTGTTCCATTTTGAAGTTCTTATAATTGCAAGCATTGACTTCATATCCGTACAACTTCATAGCTAGAACTCCTTATCAGGTTCTGATAATACTTTCTTCATAGCAGGGATCTGATCTGCATCACTTAATCTAGTTAATTTAGTTTCTTCAGCTACTCTTAAGTCCCAAATTCCATCGCCCATGTAAGTCAAAATATCTTCAAAATCAAAAGAACACATATAGCCGTATTTAGTATGAACTCCCCAAACGCAATTGACTGCGAAATTTCTTGGATCAAACTTCAACAGACCATGATCTTCTAAAAACCTCCTAGTGTATGTGTCCTCAAACTCTTCTCTCGTTCCTCTAGTTCCAATTTTTAACTGAATTGCCATAGTTGTCTCTCCATTTCTTGTAATACTCTTCAACTTCTTTATCGTAATTTACAGGCTCTAGTGTTCCATCTTCCTGTACGTAATACCATTCACCTTTTTGATACTTAAGATCACTCATAAAACAAAAACCACAAATCCCACTGCACCTAAGCAGATTAACATCCCTGCTACAGTAATTAATGCTGCGCTATGCTTCATGTTTTCTTAATTCCTTAATCATAGTGGCAATTGGCAACCGATATTCACTAGATAAAATGCTGGCATCGAAATCTAAAATATCAAGTTCTGCCTTTAAAGTGCAGTTATGTTGCTTAGCCATCAATTTTGCTAATCTCAAGGCTTTGTCCTTATCTTTTGCTACACAGGCATCCATAAATTTACTTGGTAAGCTTACATCTATTTCTTCCATCTAATTCCCCATTTCTTATCTATTTCATCATCATTTACCTGCGAATTAACCAAAACCAATGGCCCTTTATCTTTATCAGAAATCTCAATTTTTGCTACTGTCGCCAGATCTACATATACATATCCGTGAATTCCGCCCAAAATTAAAATATCGTTTTTAATTCCTTTTCCGTATTCATCTAATTTTTTTGCAAAATTATTCCACAGATGTTCTTTACTCTTAGCAACTGCAACTGAATCAGTACAGCCATTTTTAAATATAAAATTTACGAAACAAAGTTTATTGCTTGCCTTAAGCTTATTCATTCTAATCACCTATATCTCTCTTAATTCTTACGTCAACTCTTGCACGCTCGGCATACCTCTTTTTAACTAGCAAAGTTGTTACTTGCTTGTCATCGTGGTAAACACCTCTCATAACCTCAACCATTTTGTGAAGTCGTTTGTCACGTTTCATCTTTGGGTTCATGCCGTCCATGATGATTTTGCCCACGTTATCAGCATCAGGTTTCTTAGTAGGTAATTCTTGGTTATTCAAACATAAAGCCTTACGTTTCTTGCTTAAACTCTTTGGAATTTCAAAATATGCTATGATTTTGACGTCTAATGGCTCGTCTTTATCAAATACACCTTTGAAGCTGTTAATCGCTGTATACCTAACTAAATCCTCATATCGTGCCGTCTTAGCTGGCGTATAAGTTACCGTCCTAGTAACTCTCGGTCTTGCCTTACCTACTGGCGGTCCCTCAATTGTAAAGTTAACTCTCATAAACTCCCCATGTACAAAATCAATATCCCTAGCAGAACTAAGAATGCTGCTGCAAAAATCCAATCAGGCATAAATGAACCCCACCATAACTGCGACTCGTCTAATATCGTGAAGAATTGGATCTTGCAGCCATTCTCGGTACTTATCGCTAACTGGCATATAGTCACTTGCAGCTCCCAGTTTCCAATCTTCTTTCAGTGCCTTTTCATCATCAATATCTAACAGCATCTTAAAAGCGCCTTGAAATGTTAAGCCACCCCGTTGCATTTCATCAGATAGCCAATCAATTCTTGCTTGAACAAAGTCTGGTAAAGGGAAGTTCCTTGCAGGTGGAGAACACTTCCCATCTACCACTCGCCAGCCATAAGCCCAACGATAACTTTCTTCAACACTATCTTTCTCTACTTTGAATTCTTTCATCATTTTTTCCTCTGATTACTTTTCGCCATTCTTCTATCACTTCTTGAGTAGATTTTTGTTTTTTAGTCAATTGCTAATCTCCTTCCGCATACTGGGCAAAATCTAACTTTTTGAGAATATATTTCAAACCAATCTTTTAAAAGTGCTTCAGCTCCAACTGAATATGAATAAATGTAGAAGTCATATTTAGTTGCTCTATATAATCTAATTTCGCAGCTACCATAACCTTTGCCAATTATGTTTTTACCAAAACCATCTGAATCAAAATCACAGCAGGGACATTTTTCTCTAGTTGCTACTGTCATTCGATCACCAACTTTGCGTTTACTTTGTGCCAGTATTCACGATTATCCTTTTGTAAATCTGCAATATTGTCATACTTATTGATAAATATGAAATTAGTAGTTATATTAATCAAACAATATTCATGTATATCATTTTCAACTATCAGCCCTATATCATTGTTGCCTTTACGCTTCAATACATCGCCAGTTTGCCACTCTTCATTGCCATTATTATCGTCGACTTTATAAAATTCAGGATTATTCATTTGTAATTTTGATATATATGAGTTGATGTCATAAACCAATCCATAGTCGAATTGACCCCAATGTTTATTATCAGTACGCACGATTACATAAAAATTATCTTTACTTTGTTGGATCAAACCAACCTTGCCATCATTAGTTTGGACTTTATCGCCCAATTGCCACTGTTCTTCTTTCTTATCTTTTGTCTTATCTACAATTTCCATCGTTAATCCTCCGTTCGAATATTCATAAGTTCGATACCAACTAACATTTTTGGTAATGAGCCTAAATAATCTTCGATTTCACAATTTTCCCCTGTATCACTAAATAAAACAGCTCTAAACCAGTTCTTTCCTTCTTTATCTCGGCTAAGATCTTCCAATTTAAAATTAAGCATACTAGTTTTTTGTTTGAGCAAACTTAATAAGGTATCCCCGTCTTGAAAGTCGGGAAGCATATCAGCAAAAGTACAATTTCCTCCAATTTCAACAAATGCAATTCCTATATATTCCCATTGCTGAAATGTTAATTTTATTGTCTTCTTTGAAAAACGATATATATAATTTGGATCAAATGATTTCATGATTTAGCCTCCATGAATAACTTTTCGCCAATCATTAGTAACTTTGTTCTAGCCATCATTCAATCACCAGTTTTGCGTTTACTTTGTGCCAATTTGAGTAATAATCTTGCAATTCCTCTATTGAGTGATAAGAACTAGTTTGGTCAGTTGTATATTGGTTATTTCCTTTAAAATTTAAAACCATATAATTACTGCTATCATCTGTAATTACAAGACCATAATTAATATCATTTGTGACTACATCGCCCAATTGCCACTTTTCTTCTTTCTTATCTTTTGTCTTATCTACAATTTTCATCGTTAATCCTCCGTTCGAATATCTACAAGTTCGATACCAACTAACATTTCTGGTAATGAGTCTAAAAAATCTTCGGTTTCACACTTTTCCCCAATATTACTTATCAAAATAGCTCTAAACCATTTCTTTCCTTCTTCATCTTGTCCCAGATCTTCAAATTCAAAATCAAGCTTACTAGTTTTTTGTTTGAGTAAACTTAATAAGGTATCCCCATCTTGAAAGTCGGAAAGCATATCAGCAAAAGTACAATTTCCTCCAATTTCAACAAATGCAAATCCTTGATATTCCCATTGCTGAAATGTTAATTTTATTGTCTTCTTTGAAAAACGATATATATAATTTGGATCAAATGATTTCATGATTTAGCCTCCAACTACTTCTCTAACCACGCCATGAAGTACCTTAGCAACCTCACTAGCTTCTTTCTTGTCTATGAAGATGGACTGAACAAATCCAGCTGAACGTCCTGTCGTGTCTAAGATTTCAACCATATACATATCAGGAACTGAATACCAGCGGTATTGCTTAGCGTCTTCGATGATCTTCTCTAAGTTGTGATTTTCTTCAAGCATTAAGCAATATCCTCTCTCTCGATTAGTGGTAGAACGTCATTTACTTTAAGTACGTCATAAATCAATCGTCTACCTCTCTGAGTCCACGCTGTAAGTGGCTTAGCATGATCCTTGCCGTGTTTATCAGTGTAGGAATACATCTTGGTTGTTGTGTATTTTTTACCCATATACGCTTTATATAAGATCCATTGACCGTTAACTTTATGCTGAATTTTCATGCGATGGAGTAACTTATTGAACTCTCTAGCGCTATATCCATAATCCATAGCAATTTGTGTTGTTAGCATTGCGTCAGTAGTCCCAAGAATGACATCTAAATAGCTAGCTTTCTTGTTACTCTCTTCTAGTTGACGGTTCAAACTTTTGTTTTCCAACTTAAGTTGCAAGTTTTCACTGTGAAGAATATCCATAGCACGTTGAACAACATTCTGTGGGTCATTCCACTTTCTTTCGAGTTCCAAGAAATACTCTCGATATAATTTTGATGTTTCTGTTCTTGCCATCATTGCAAGTTGCTTAGCCATTGAAATTGTTAAGGCATAATCAACAATTTCTCGTTTAGCCCCGTTTCCAACAACCGTACTTGATGTACACTTGTAAAAATCTTCGTTTTCAGTATATAAATCAAAATTATTGTCTACCCATCTGCTAAAACGACCTTTTAATCCTAATCCCTTATAAAGATCTCTCGCACTAACTAGTTGCTGATCGTTTTGAACTGTTACTTTGATTAATTCGCTACTCATCATCTTCGTCCTCTCCAATAATGTTTGGAAGTTGTGCCTTTATAAACTCCTTAGCTGCCTCTTCTGCCTTTTTATCATCATCAAATATTGCTTTAAAGCCCTCGGTTACATCTTTACTGTTTCCAAATTGTAAAGATGTAAACAGCAATTGTCCCACTTGACTAGAAGCAATCAAATCTAAAGAGCTTTGATCAACCATTTTCGATACTTCCTCAGTCAGTTTTAAAGCTAAATTTTCATCTCCAACTGCTACAATTCCCAAGGTCCTTCCGATAAATCTTGCTAATTCTTCGCTGATGTGTTCTGTTCCTCTTACGTATTTACTCATTTTCTTGATCCTCTTCATCCTTTTCTAAAACTGTTTTTGCAATAACATATAAAGCAATTTCACATGGTGTTACTCCTACTTCTTTTCTTAATTCTTAAGCCTAGTTTGCATAGCTACCTTCCGTACTCTCTAAAAATTGCGTTACGTTCCTCTTGTGTCATCTTCGGTGCTATCTGCGACTGTTGCTGCTGAACCTTATCCCAGTTAGTAGCCCTTCGAACTGTCTTGTGGCCAAAGTTCCTTCGTGGAATAGGTCCTGTATCAGGTTGATTTAGATATGCCTCAAACTTAGTACCGAAAAGAGTTTCTGGTCTTAAGTACTGAACCATGTTGCCATCTCGTAGCCATTCAGCACACTTCTTGTCTATAACTGTCTTAAAGTCAATATCAGTAAAGCCTTCGTTGTATCTAGCTTTAATTAGTCGTCTAGTAGCTTTAGAAGTTGGTCGATAATGTGAATTGGTTTTGCTGTTTAAGTAATCGACAATTTTTTCGTAAGGTATTTTTTGAGATTTTTGTTTTTCTTCAAGTTGAGGGTCGGAGTTCGGTTCAGAACTCGACAATTTATCTATATTATTATCTTTACTTAACTTATCTTTACTTGACTTAACTTCGGTATACACGTTGTTATCATCTTGTATACAATATGTATCCATGTCGTCTACAACTTGTTTACTTTCTGTATCCTGAACAATCGGTTTTCTTGTAACAAGGCGGTATTGCTGGGTTTCAGTGACTTCTAATTTCTTCTTATCTTCCTTATAAACTGTTTCATGATAACGATCTTTAGGAATATAGTTGTGAATGAACCAATCCTTAATTGCAATTGCTCCATCTTCAAACACAAACAGATAACCTTTTTCAATTAGAAGTTTTAAATCATCTTGATGTGCTCCAATTGATCTGGTAATAGTTTTAGGATTTCCAAGAAAACCATCATCATCTGCGTGCATTAATAAGTGGAAGTATAAATTTTGAGAAGTTGCAGGCATATCTAAGAAGTTATCCGTATCAACTACTTTGCTACTTATCATTCTTCTACCCATTTTGGCCTCCTATTTGATGTATTCTCCGTCAGCAGGTAATGTTCCGAATATGTTGGAGACATCTTCTTGTCCTGGCTTCTCTTCAATTTGCTGTGTTTCTCTTAATTTTTCTTCTTTTTTGGCTTCTTCTTCAGCTTTCTTTAAAGCCTCCTGCTTGTCTTTTTCACGGCGCTTATACATTTGATTTAGCTGATAAATAGCCTGAGCATCTTGTGGAGTATGCGATCCTTTAATCCAATCTTGAGCATCCGCAATTCCATCTACAGCTTCTTGATATAATTCAGCTAGATTAGCTTTAATCCCGTTATAGTAAACTGTGTAATTATCTAGCTCTTGTTTAGATAAGACTTTAGGCTCTTCAATATTTTTTACGTCCTGTGCATCATCGTCATCTTCACTAGCAATTCCAAAAGCTGCACTTAAGGAGTATCGTTTGGCATAACTGATTAAACTAGCCGTTTTCTGTGCGTCTCCAACATTAAAGTTCTTAAACCAAACTTTGTTTGTTACTGCATAAAAACCTGATACATCTACTAAAATTGTTTGTACATCTACACCTTGATCCGTGTTGTTAACATCAAAAAAGTAAGTGAACTGTACATTACCTTTATCGTCAACAACTTTTTTAGTGGCTTCCATAACTGATTTATCAACGTCTGCTAAGTCTGCATACTTGTATTCATACGTATAAGGCTTACCAGTTTTAGTTTTTCCTGATACTTGAACTTTATGACTTCTTTGCGGTTGTTTGATATTAGCTTTAACTTGGGCAAAATGTAATGCCCAACTTGCACGATCTTTTACGTCTCCGACAAACTCCATTGTTATTACCTCTCAATTGGTTCTACTTTTAATCCATTATTTTTTATAAAATCGACTAATTTTTTCATTTGTTCATCTGATCCAGTAATTTTCAGATAAGCTACTTTTGTTTCACCTACTACTTCTCCAGTAGTCGTATCAATTACTGAATTACCTTTAACTGATTGCTTAACAGGTTCATCTTTTTTAGAACTTAATTCTCTTTGACGTTTTCCATCATTCTTAATTCGAGCTAATATTTCATAAATGGTTAAGTCATCAATTAGGTTGATATAGCTATCTGGTAAAATCTGTTCCTTTTCAGCAGCTTCTGTAATCAATGTGATTTTTTCATTCTTGAAATCACGCTCTTGTGCTGCCTTTTCTAAAAGTTGATTGATAGTTTCTTCAATCTTCTTCCAGTTGTTAGACTTGTTATCCCATTTAGCGTCATAAGGTATATCTTCATGGGTAAGTCCAAATTTTTCTGCCATTTTGTCAATATGTTTGACATTAGCTTCATGTCTTAACTTAATTTCTTGCTCTCTATAGTCCCTTAATCCTTGATGAATTTGACCAGAAACATCTGAAATCTCATCAATTAAAGCGTCCATCTTTTCATTGAATTCTTCTAAAGGTTTTAATGCTTGCTTTCTAACAGCATTCTTGGCAGCTTTCAGAGCTTTAGCTTTTTTATTTAGATCAGCAGCAATTGCTTTATCGCCCTTTAAATTTGCAGGAACAATAACATATCCGTTGTACCTTTTATAAACTTCATCAGCTTCTTGCTTAAGCTTTCCATAATCGTTAAATTCAATTGATGCTGGAGTAAATTTAACTTTATAATCAGGACTAGTCTCATCTAACTTAGTTGAAATTTCTTTCATTAGTAATTACCCTCTATACCGTCAAAATAATTTATGACGTCTTCTTTCCAAGGATCTTCATTAGGATCATCATCAGTTGCTAAAAACTCAATTAATTCTTTTTCGTCCCAACCAGTTTTGCTGATATAGTTATCAATGCCCATTCCGAAGATTTGGGTAACTACAAAATGTTTATAGCTGTAGTAATTACAATCACTATCCCCAATAGTTACTAAGGTCCAGCCTTCCAATGCAGTACTAATTCCTCGTTCTGCATATTTTCTTTGTTCTTCTTTAAGTCGCTGTTCTCTAAAAGCTGCAGCTTGTGCAGGTGTCATAATTTCGACCATTGTGGTATAATCTCCTTTAGAAATTTGATTTTTTATATTATTTTCTTAGTCGTTACTGATGCCAGTCGGTAACGACTTTTTTTGTTGCATTAAAGCAATTTGAAATTGTTTTTCGTATTCGTCAGCTACTAGCGGTGACTTATCTTGTCTTGCAAAAAATGCGTTGCTATTGCTGATTAAGCGTGCTTCTAACGTCATCTATCTCTCACCTCCTCTAAATGAATAATTTCCAAAAGTAGTAACTCAACATACTTACTGCTAAAACTCCTGCTGCAATTACTTCCGAGCAGACAATAGCAAGTAACCAATCTGTTTTCTTTTTCATCTCTATCTCTCCAATTTTTTAACTTAGTCCAAATTGTTCTTTATATTGTTGCTCTGACCGCCAATCAAGAAATTGTGCAAATCTCTTAGCTTTAATCCGGCACTGCCGTTTGCTTTCAATAATGATTGCGTCTTTGAATGGCGATACTAAACAATCAGAACGCCGTCTATACCAAGTCATATACGACCAACTATATTTCTCTTGGACCTGCTTAGGCGTTAAAATCTGCTCCATTTTTATTACCTCTAATTTTCATCAGCATGTTCAAGTTCGTACTTGATTTGATCCATTGTTTCTTGTAAATCAGCAAAGTAAGTAACGCCATCATCAATTTGTTTTGGCCAAAGTACCCAAGCATCTTGATCTGTATCAAAAATCAATTCGCCGTAATTTTCTCCGTTAGCTTTAACTTTTACTGTTTGTGTCATTTCGTCTTTGATAAATTCAATCTTCACTTTTGTGTATCTCTTTCAAATTATTCCTAAATCTTGTAACTTTTGTTTAAAAAAATGGAAGGTGAAATATTTAAAGCATCTGCTACTCCAAATGCAAATTCAGCTGTAAAGCGTAATGTTCCATTTAAATATCCAGTTAAATTTGATGGTGACATATTCATCTTTTTAGCGAGATAGCTCTTTTTTATTCCATGTTCTTTTAGATACATATCTAAAATTTGTGCGCTGTTCTCTTTAGTAAGACTTGGCATTTTTTCCCTCCTTTCGGTTACAAATATCTTGTAACTTTATATTTATATAATACTACACATTTTTAAAAATACAATACTTTTCTACATATTTTTTGTAAAAATATTTAAAAAATATAAAATTAAGTTACAATATAATTGTAATTTGATTTAGGAGGTCAAAAACATGACCGATTTTAGCAATAAACTTAAACAGCTAAGAGAAGGCAAAGGCTGGAGCAAAACTAATGTTGCAAAACATTTAGGTGTTCGGCTCTCTACTTATGCTAATTGGGAATATGGGATCAGTGAACCGGATATTGAAACTATCAATCAAATAGCTACCCTTTATGACGTTTCTAATGGTTACTTAATGGGGAACAATAATAACGGTAAAGAGGAAAACGAAACAAAATCCGTTGACTTAGAAAAAGACCCTGTAGTCCTTAGTTACGGTGGTCGTCCTGTTTCAGAGGAGGATATGGACGTTATCAAAGCTATTCTTGAAAGACATAAGAATGATAGAGGCGTTCACTACGAGTAATGCCTATGTATAACAACAATTTACTACTTTATGTATGCCATTTAATCGAAGAGCAGGGTCTTGGTGTCATACTATCTCGCTTAGACGACAGACATTTTCGCTCTAGGTATCTTCCACAAAAGAAGCTTATCATTGTCAACACGAACTGGTGGAATCCGCCAGAAGTTCCGTTTATGGCCGCTCACGAACTAGGACACTGTATAAATGGAGATAAAGGTGTTATGTACTATGCCCATGATTATGATTGGCAAGAACACGATGCCTTTAATCGAAACGATGACGCATTCAAAGAAGATCAAGCTGATTTATATGGTTTAAACCTTATCTGGGACTATGCCTCTTCCCAAGGCTACACTTGCGAAGATCCTGGAGAGTTTATGTTACAGTTTGGTATTCCAGAAAGATTGAAAAAAGTTGTTGCTAAAAAGTTTGAAAGCAACAATGATTTACTATTTTAATAGTCCAATACTGACGACTTTAAAAGCTGATTGTTAAGGTATAGCTCATAGGAGGATATTATGAAAAAGAAATACTTAGTTGCTGCTACTGGACTTGCCCTACTCGGCTTGTCTTTATCAGCTTGTTCTTCAAATAGCAGTAAGGGAAACTCTGAAAAAACTACTGAACAATCTAAGAAAAAGAACAAAGTTATCTCTCAAAATAAGGAATTAAGAGAAAAATTCGATCAAATCAAAGTTGGTAACTTCTTATCTCAAGGAGAAGGCGGTTCAACTATTGATGAAGTTAAACAACTACTTGGTAGCCCTACTTCTACAACAACTACTTCATCTAATGGTGTAAAACTTAAGCAACTTACTTGGACTAAGGGTGCTGTCACTGTTGCTATTCAAACTTTAGACTCAAATAAAGTGGTTTCAAAAGAAATTACTGGCTTCAAGTGGGGAAAGCGTGATGAAAAGCTTACTCTAGGAGAATTCAATAATATTGCTGACGGTTCAACTTATCAGTCTCTAGTAGATAAGTACGGTGAACCAGATGGTCTTCATGAAGCAAACGTTGCAGGTACTAAAATCACTAATGCTGTTTGGCTTACGGGAATTAAGGGCGATGACGGCGCTAGTGCTACTTTTTCATTTGAGAACGATAAATTATCTTCAAAAACTCAAACTAAACTTAAATAATAATTTAAACCAGTTAATGCTGGTTTTATTTTTACATTTTCTATGAACATTAGTTCCCCTAGGAGGTATAAAATGACTACAAAAGAATACTCTATGAACTGCGTCCCTTTAAAAAATGGAAAATTTCAGTATAGACAAAGATACGCCGATCCTCTTTTATCTACTCCTAAAAAAACGGTCTTTAAGTATGCGTGTGTAACACTTAATAAAGATACTAAGCAAGCTCAAAATAAAGCTCGAGAAATATTAACACAGAAAATCGCTAAAAAGCTTCATGGTGCTTCATTGTCTTCTCAGATTACCTTTGGTCAAATTGCTGATGATTACAAAAATACAGCTAAAAAAAGACTAGCATATACTACTTACTACTCTAAATTAGGATCTTTAAATAAAATTAGGACATTAATTGGAGAAAACACTCTAGCTGCAAATTTATCAACTCAATACTTTAATCGTTTCTTTGACGATTTACTATATAGAGATAAACCTTTATCTAATGCCACTGTTACTTCTTATAAATCAATTATCAATCAATGTTATGAAGGAGCTGTTCGACATGGTCTATTGTCAACCAATCCAATCAGAGATGTTAAAATTAATTATAGAAGTGAAGTACAAAAACGAAGAAATGAAATTGAGAAAAAATATTTTGAAGAAAGTGAATTAACAGTTATTTTTGACGATATAAGAAAAGTAAATCGTCCTGATATAGCAGATATCTTAGAATTTCAGGTTAAAACAGGGATGCGTATAGGAGAAGCTTCAGCACTTCAAGTAAAAAACATCGTTAAACACGGTGACAACTACTATGCAAGAGTCACTGGTGATTTATACCAAGTAAGGAAACCTAAACCTGGAACTAAAGCAATAAGAAAATCTAAAGGTGCTAAAAACGCAACTAGTAACCGTGATGTTTTATTGTCTCCATCTGCTCAAAAAATAGCCATCAGATTGATAAAAAACAAAAAGGCGAATGATTATATATTTAAGAATAATCGCTCGCCTCAGGGCTTTTTTAAGCCTACAAAATTAGATCTATTTTTAAAAGGAGTGAAAAAACGGACTAAAATTGATAAAATATTCACAACTCATACATTTAGACACTCATATATTTCTATACTGGCACAAAAAGGTGTTCCACTCCAAATAATTCAACAGCAAACTGGTCATAGTAATTCAAGAGTTATTAGTCAAATATATTTACATATAACTAAGAAAGCGCAACAAGATTTTGCTAATAAGTTAAAAGAAATTAATTAATA